CCACTATTAATATCATTAATAAGCGTTACACTATGGGATGCTGATGTTAATACTTGTTCTACTGTTTGCATTTCTAATCTCCTAGCTTTCTAAAGCTTCTATTCTTGCCTCTAAAGCATCATTTTTTGTTGAAAGTTCTTTTACTGCATTTATTAAATACCAAGTTAAATTATCAGGATTTACACCTTTAACACCTGTAGTTTCTGTTTTTACAACGTCTGGTAATATTTCTTCTATTTCCTGTGCTATCACACCAATTTGTGTTCCTTCTTTTGTTACTACTGCAGCAGCAGGGTTGTCAAAATCTACAATTTCCTCTTCTGTTCTATATTCAAAGTTTCTAACCTGTATTTGATTTATTTTTTCTAGTCCAATATCGTTATTTACAATATTCTTTTTTATTCTTCTATCAGAAGTAGTTGACCAACTAGAAGAATTGTTACCTTGATAAACTCCACCACCATTAGGGTCAATCCATCCTGTACTACCACCTTTACCTGATGCAGTCCTTGTTGTTATGCAAATTGTATTCCAATCACTTGTTGATGCTGAGTTTGCACCATACCCAATATGTATATTTCTCGTTCCATTATCAAAACGACCTGCATGATAGCCAACTGCAACATTGTAATATCTGCCATTTGCAGTTTGTCCTGCACTATCACCAATGTATGTATTACCTACACCTGTAACTTCACTTGCGCCTGCATTTATTCCTACACAAACATGACTTTCACCAGTGGTACAAACGCCAAGAGAATTTCTTCCTACTCCTACATTATAATTTCCTGTTGTATTTGCACCCAAAGCATTTTGACCAACTGCTGTAAGATATGCACCTGTAGTATTAGCATCTAAAGCACTATGTCCAACTGCTGTGTTGTAAGATGCTGTCGTATTCGCAGTTAAAGCAAGAGAACCTACTGCAACATTGTAACTTCCTGTAGTGTTTGCTGCCATAGCATCAGAACCTACTGCGGTGTTAACAGTGCCATCAGTGTTTGATGTTAAAGCACTTATGCCGACTGCAGTATTATTATTTGCTGTTGTAAGTGCTCCTAAAGTAGAAACACCTAAGGCTGTGTTACCACCGCCAGTTGTAAGAGCATCTAAAGACTGTTCGCCAAATGCAACATTAAAATCTCCTGTTGTTAAAGCTGCAAAAGAAGTTGTTGAAACTGCAGTGTTGTAATCAGCAGCATTAATAGTTCCTGTGCTGTTAGAGCCAATCATTATGGAGGATGTGCCAAAAGTTTTAAATGTTGGTCCACTTGCTATAGTAGCAAAACTTAAAGTTCCACTACCGTTTGTTGTTAGTGCTTGTCCGCTAGAACCATCGGATACATTTAATTGATCTATTCCAATTTGGTTATCATCTATATGTTGTGTTAATACTGCATTATTTGCTATATGTATTGTTGCTACAGAACCAGTTGCGATTTCACTCGCTGCAACTTGGTTAGCTGCTATCTGTGTGCTTGTTACTGAGTTTCCTGCAAGTTCTACTGCGGAAACTGAATTTACTGCAAGTTTTGCATTTGTTACTTGATCGTCTCCGATATGTATTGTATCAATCGAACCAGTAACTAACTCACTTGAATCTACTGAGTTTGCAGCGATCTCTGCTGAGCCGACTGCATTTGCTGCAATTGCAGTTGAAGATACTGAGTTTGCTCCTACTTCTGTAAGAGTAGTAACTTGACTAATATTTACTTCAATATTATCTGTTCCAGTTGGTGGAGCCTCTGAGAAAGTAAGTGTTGTTCCACTTAAGCTGTATGTTCCTTTTGGTTGATATACACCACCAACATATACTTGTGTATTTTCTTCTTGAATGGGATCCATTGAAAGTGTAAATGCTGTTGTAGAACCATCTCCATCTAAAGTGTCTACAATCATAGTTTTACCCATGACTACGCCACCAATTGTATATGCTATAACTTTTGTTCCGTTTACTGGTGCAGTATCAAATGTAAGAGTTGTGCTACTTACATTGAATGAGTCTGCGTTCTGGTATACACCATCTATAAATACAATTAAGTCTGTGTCTGATCCTGGTGCTTTTGAAAGTGTAAATGCTGTTGTAGAGCCATCTCCATTATAAGAGTTATGATTAAATGCTCCACCTGTTGTTACATTTGATAAATTATTTATTTCAACACTTGTTCCGTTCGGTGGTGCAGTACTAAATGTTACTGTTGAGCCAGATGTTGAGTATGTTCCTTTTTCTTGGTAGACACCATCTACAAAGACCCAAGTAAGGCTCTCTGCATTAATTGTTGATCCTGTGTTAAAAGCTGTTGTTGAGCCATCTCCTGAAGCTTCATAAACAGCAACAGTTTGATTAAGACCAATACCACCTGATCCACCACCACCAGAGATTGTTTGATTTGATACATTTGTTATTCTTCCTTGCGCATCTACTGTAATTTGTGGTGAAACAGTTGTAGAACCATATGTTCCCGCTGATACTGCTGTATCTGCAAGTTTGTCTGCAGTGACTGCGTCGTCTGCTAATTTAGCTGTTGTGATTGCTCCATCTGCAATGACTGCTGTACCATTTGAAGCTGCTGTTATACGACCGTCTGCATCAACTGTTAAATCTGTATTTGTATAAGAACCTGCTGTTACTGTAGTAGCTGCAAGTTCACTTGCTCCGACTGCTCCAGTTGCAATTTCTGTTGCTGTAACTGAATTTGCGGAAAGTCCTGTTGTTCCTGTAATTGTAATGGTGTCAGTACTTGCATTTGTTGTAAGTGTAATTCCTGTTCCTGCAGCAAAGGTTAAAGTATCTGTGGTGCTATCTGCAACAACATTACTCTGTCCAGATATTGCAATAGTAGAGAATACATTTTGTGACCCTCCTCCACCGCTTACTGTACTAAAGGAAAGAGATCCAGCACCATCTGTTGTTAAAACTTGACCGTTTGTTCCATCTGTAACATTTAATTGGTCTATTCCTACTTGGTTGTCATCAATGTGTTTTGTAAGAATAGAGTTTTGTGCAATCATTGTACTTTCGATTGCATTTGTTGCGATTGTTAATGCTCCGCTTGAAGCTAAAGTTGCGTCTCCACTAATAGAGACATTATCAAAACTATTTGTTCCATCATGTACAAGAATTTGTCCACTAGAAGGAGAAGTTATATCTGTGTCAGAAGCGCCCGATAAACTTGATGCTACTGTAGAGAAGCTTAAAGTTCCTGCTCCATCTGTTGTAAGTGCTTGTCCACTTGTGCCGTCTGTCACATTAAGTTGATCAATACCAATTTGATCATCATCTACATGACGAGTAAGAATACTATTAGATGCTATTTTTGTGGCATCAACAGCATTATCTGCTATGTTTCCTGTTGCTATTGTATTATCAGCTATTTTTGCACTTGTTACTTGAGAATCACCAATATGAATAGTATCAATACTTCCTGTTACAAGTTCACTAGAATCTACAGAGTTTGCTGCGATTTTTGCACTTGTTACTGCATTTGCTGCTAACTGGTCAGTTCCTACTTTACCATCTGCTATTGCATCTGAAGTAATATAAGAACCTGAACCCATGTAACCATGAGCAGAACATTGATAGTATAAAACCTGAGGAGTTGCTGTGGTTACAGCAATTTGTGTGTAAGCTCCTGCAGACCCAGGAGTACCATTTGTTGTTACACTTGTTGTGTATGCTGTTGTCTTATCTTCTTCTAAATAAAATCTAAGAGGATGACCACTATTACTTGAATCTGCTTGATCAAATTTATATGTATTTCCTGGAATAAGGAGTAAGAAAGGACTTTCAAGACCGTCAATACTATAACCACTTGCACTACCTGTTCCATATTGAGGATGAGCAGCAGTTTTTGTAATTACCTTTACATCATATGTTTGAGTACGAAATGTATGAACGCCTTGAGGCGCATACATACTAATAGCATCACCGCTATCTGTACCATCAACGTGTTTTCTTAAAAATAACTTACCGTCTTTTGTATTAATTGCAATTTCGCCTAAAGCTAAATCGGAAGTAGTTGGTAAGTTATTTGCGGTATTTGACCGTTTTAACTTAATTGTTTGTGCCATATTTATGGTTGTCCTGTTTTCTTACTCTATATAGAGATTCTTTAGAATGTTCCTCCGTCTATTGTATTTGTAAACTCTAGATCGTTTCCTGAAGAATTAATTTGTAATAATTGATTTGCACCACCTGATGAAACTGCTAATCGTTTGTAACCGCCATTTGAGGCTTTACCAATTAATAAGTCACCAAGTGCTGTTGCTGTAACATCACCTTTTAATTTGATTTCATCTGCTGTAACAGAAAGTGTTACATCATCTGGAACTACATTAATTGTATTACCAGATTTTGTTAAACCATTTCCTGCTGTTATTTGACCAGCACCTGAGAATTGTGTAAATGTTAAGTTTGTAGTATTTAATGTAATTACATTATTTGTTGTAAGTACGTAACCTTGATCAGCATTTGCTGTACCTTCTTCCACCCACACAAACATACCTGAAGTAACATCTACACTGGCGTTTGCATCATCTGAACGAGCAGGTGTTCCACCTGAAGCAACTGCTACGTATATTCCATTTTCAGAGGCAGTTGTTTGGTTTTTAAGAAGAACCCTATCCCCTGCTACAAGGGTAACACCATCAATTGTGTCACCGGCTTCTAGTCCAGAAGAACCTGCTGTTAAAGAAACGTTAGCTGTTGACGCTACATGTACTGATGCTTTAATATCAAGTGCTTGTTTTACTGCATCAACATATCCTTTTGTTACAAGAGTAAGTGCGTTTTGCCCACTTCTATCATCATAACCAGAAGGAACTTTAACAGTACCTGTACCATTTGGAGATAAAGTTATATCGCCATCTGAATCTGTGCTGGAAATTGTATTTCCATTAATATTAATATTGTCGACATCTAAGTCTCCAGTAATATCTGTAGCGGCTGTAACCGCAAATGTTGTGCCATCAAATGTAAAGTTAGCATCATCTTCAAGTTCACCTGAAGTACCTGCAATTACAATTCTATTGTTTGTTAGATCAGAAACTTTTGCAGTTGACATTGTAGTCGAACCAACATTAAGTGATCCACTAATATCTGCATTACCATTGATATCAATAGTTGTTGCAGTAATATCAACTTCTGTGTCTGCTGCTATTGCTAATGTACCGTCTGAAGGAGAAGAAACGTTTATTGCAGAGTCTCTAAACTCGAGTTTTATTGCATCATTTAAACGAAGTGCTGTATCTGCAACGTGTGTAAGTGTTACATCATTGTCTGCACCAAATCCTAAGACTGCTGAATCACTGTCAAGTTTAAGATCATTGCTAATGTTTACAGAATTAGAAGCATTAATATCTACGATTGGAGAAGTAATTTCAACTTCGCTATCACCGTCAATATCAAGTTGTCCGTCTGTGCTAGAATTAATTGATAGTCCAGTATCTCTGAACTGTAGTGCCATTCCTGAATTAAATTGTAATGCGCTATCTGCAACGTGTGTAAGTGTTACATCTCCGTCTGCTCCAAAAGCAAGTACTTGTCCATCTGTATTAAATTCAACTGTCGGAGTTGTTATTTCTAGTTCGACGTCAGCAGCAATATCTAATTGTCCATTTACTGAAGAACCAATAGTAAGTGCTGAATCTCTAAATTGTATTTCACTTGCTGAGTTTAAAAGTAATCCTGTATCAGCAACATGTGTAAGTGTTACATCTCCATCTGCTCCAAAAGATACTACTTGACTATCAGTATCAAATTGTACTGTAGGTGCTGTAATTTCTAGTAGAGTGTCTACGTCAATGTCGAGCTGTCCGTCTGCAGAAGATCCAATGCTTATTGCTGAATCTCTAAATTGGAAAACGCTAGTGCTATTAAGAAGTAAACCAGTATCGGCAACATGAGTTAAGTTTACATCATTATCTGCTCCAAAGTTTAAGACCGCTGCATCTGAAATTAAAGATACATCATCTGCGAAAGTAGCATCCTGTCCGATTACTACTGCTTCGCTTGAATTTGTTGTTACAAGTTTTATATAAGAGTTAGTAGATTCTTTTAGTTCAAAAGATGCTGCACTATTATCAAGTAATGTTACTGCATTTGCTTGACCACTTAAATCTAAAGTTCCGCCATGAGTAATGACTAAATTACCGGTAGGTGCTATTGTAAGATTCCCACTTGAAGTAGAAATAGTATCAGTTGAACCAGTAACTACAATGTTACCACTTAATAGTTCATTTATCTTTTTATTGGAGTCAACAATTAGTGCTGAACTTGCTGTATTCGTACCATGTACATGGTCGAGCATATCAGTAAAGTATTTACCACCAATTATTAAATTTGCGCCATCAGCAGGATTACCTACAAATAGTCTAGAGCCTGAGCCACCTTGTGCGCCCGCTCCGCCTGTATAAGCTAACTCACCAGCAGTAAGGCTACTTGGAGCCGAAGTACCTGTGGATCTTTTTATCTTAATTGTTGTTGCCATTTTATTTTCCTAATGGAGTCCTAAAAACTCCCCGCATCTACTGTTTCCATGTCGCCTGTTGCTTGTGCTAGGGGTACGAACTGAAAAACGTTTGATGATGTTTCTCTGTAAACTTTGAGCTGATTATCATTCAGATCATAAAAGAAGTCGCCTTCTGATAAATTTGTAGTACCTGCATTCGGTACATCATTTCCTCTAAAAAATTGGTCTGCTAATTGTTCTAACGCATCTTGTACATTCGTAGCAGTTATAACATTGTGAGGTGTAAATGTTAAGTTAGCAGCATTGGTTGATGCATCAGTGGGTGAGATTGCGCTAATACTAACGCTTGTTACATCTTCGACTACTGTAATTGTTGTTGCCATTTAAAATGTACTCCCATCTAATGTATCCATGTCTCCCTCTGCTTGAAGAAGAATTTGCCATGCTCCATCTCTATAAACTTTTAATTGATTTGTATTTGTATTATAAAATAAATCTCCATCGTCAAGATATGTTTCACTACTTGTTGTAGGATCTGTTGTTCCTCTTGAAAATTGAGATTCTAATTGTTCTATTGCGTCTTGTACATTTGCTACTGATATTGTATTATGTGTAGTTGAAACTACATCACTTGCTACAAATGCACGAAAAAATTGTTCTACCTGTATTGATTGTGAAGTAGTTGTAATGTTTGCTATTACATCATTGAGTGCGCTTTCCGTAATAGAAATTGTAGGATGAGCTGCAATTACATTTGTTCTTGCAAGTCTATTTTGCCCTATACGGCTCATCTTGTTACTTCACCAGCTACAGTTGCTGTTCCTTGTATAAGTCTTTGTGAGGTAGTGCTTGTAAATAACTCTAAGTCATAGTAATACTGTCCCACATCTATATCGTCTGTTAATGTATTTGCAAGTGCCATAGTCAGTATTCCACTACTAGCATTTGATATTGTACAAGTGAACGTAGCGGTAAGAGTACTAGAATCGATTGTGGGGCGCATCTGTGCACGTGCACTAAAGCCTGTAAGATTTTTTGCGGTACCATCTTCTTGTACAGTAAGCTGTAGCGAGAAATCTGATCCCTGATCGATTTTTATGTTGTAAGTGCCTGCACTCATGGTTATTTCTTATACCTCCAATGAATTAATTATACCAAAAAATCAGACCTGATGTCAAGTATTATTTTTGCAATGTGAAATCATTAAACCTTATGGTTTAGGATATTTATCTTTTACTGCTTTTATAGCTAAATACCATTCGCCAGTTTTTGCTGTTTCTCCAAACTTGCCAGCATCTATGTCTCTCCATAATGCATCAAGCTGATCTCCTAAATAGGGAAAGTATTCCATTCTTTTTGTAACATGTGTTTGTCCGCTATATTCTAAATCTATATTCATAATATTTTCCTTTTGGCATAAACCATAAATACTAGTTCAAAGTACTTATCTTTTGTAAATATGACTTTCCACTCTCCTGCTGTTGTTGCAGTTAAGGTAAGAGTACTACTTGCATCCATTGTTCCAGAAATTACTCCACTAATATTAATACTTGTTCCTTCTGGAACATTTGAAAATGTAAATGCTTCGTCTACATTTTTCTCCATAGAGTCTAGGGATATTCCGAATGTTGATTTTAATACTACTCCATCTTCTGCATCATTTACATAGTAATGATCTGTAGGTGTATTGTCTACATCTACGACTAAAGTTGATAGTCCTGTTCCTTCCTGTGCTGAAATAGTTGCTGAATCGGCTTGTCCGTTTAACACCATTTCTATCTCTTTGTCAGAATTATAAAAAACTGTATACTGACTCATAAAAATACTCCTTTATCTGCTCCATCTGTTATTATATAAGCGTAATAAATATTTACGCCGTTAAATTTATTTTCTACTGTTGAACTAAAAGGGTTAGTGGAAGCTAATCCTTTTCCTCCATATTCCATACTAGCTAAATATAAATAAGTAGAATCTACTTCTCCTTTAATTCCATACCCAACTGAACTATTTGCATAATTATAGTTTTGAAAAGCTGCTTGAATCTGAGAAAACGTAGAAGATACGTGTCCCATGTTATATGTTCGTGCTGCTTTTGAACTTGAGAGATCTCCTCCGTAACTCCACCTTACAAATACAAGAGGAGCATAACTCAATCCATGTGTTATTCTAGTATTGTGAGAGGCTGAAGATGCTGCTGTATATATTGCTTTTGCACTATCAAAAGTAGAATCTCCAGTAGTACGAGGGCTTAATATTCCTTGTCCGTATCCAACTACTTTGGGGCTTTCAATAGCATTTGAATCAAAAGCCATGCCCCCTGTTGTGGAAGTACTTGTTACATCTACTCCGGGTTTTGAAACAAATAATCCAAAATTACTACCTCGTTTTCCAACAAGTAATCTTTTTGCCATTAGAATATATCTCCGATTGCTGCAAACTTATAATTCGAGGACTGATTGGTATTTGTTATTCCTGAATTACTAAAAGTTGCAGGTTTAGTTACTGTTGTACTTGTGGCGCCCCCAGTTGAAGTGGCAAGAGGCACATAGCCTGTACCTTCTGTTTGAAATATAACTAACTTACTATAATCATTTGCAGGAACTGAAATAGTAGGAGTTGCTGAAGCTCCGACTCCCGTTATAGTTGCGGTATCAGCGGTTGTATTTGCACTTGTATTTCCTATGGGTGTAAATTGTAAATATTCATCAATACTTGAACTTGTAGAAAACATTAATTTATCTTCATGTAAACTTGTATCACTTACATCATATCCTGCTTTTGATACAAATAATCCAAATTGACTTCCTCTTTTTCCCAATAAAACTCTTTTTGCCATTTTAAAACCCCATATATGTTGAAGTCATATATCCATATCCACAAGGTATACGAAATACTCCTATTTTTATATTTGTTGGAGGATTACCACCCATTCGTGATTTATCTAATGTATAAAACCAACTTTGTGAAGAGTCTCCATAAATAAATCTACTATTTAATGATTCTCCATTTGCTTTTCGATACTCGAGTCTTTTTCCATACCCTCCTGCTGTGTTTGAAGAATAGTTTTGATTAGCAGACGAACTAGGAGCAAAATATCTCATATTAGTTCCATGATCGGCTGCATTTGCTGTAAAAGTAACAGGAAATGCAGCATGTCGAGTACTATTAATAGGAGCTGGATTTCCTAAATTTGTATCTGCTTTTGAGTTAAATCCTAGCATATCTATTCTTTCTTGTATTCGTACATTTACAGTTCCTGCAGAAATTACAGAATCATCTGATAAAGTAGTAGTTCCAAATGCATCGGCTACTAAATTTGAAGTATTACTTCCACTATAATAACTTGTACTTCCTGTGTCATATTCTATACCCGTCCCATCTTGTAAATATAAAAATAAAGGATGATACTCATTTCCTGAAACATTTTCAGTATCCCCTGTGCCTCCACTTGTTGGTACAAAATTATTAAATCCAGCCGATGCTGTTGCACTACTAAACTTTCGAAAGTATCTGCCAAGTCCTGAATTTGTTGTGCTATCAAAAAGTAGATCTTTTCCTGATGCAGTTGTTACATCTACTCCTTTTCGTGATATTCGAAGTCCATAAACTCCTGTTGATATTTTTCCTAATATAACTCTTTTTGCCATTATGTATTATCCGCTATTATTATGTTTGCATTTGCAGCGCTTAGTTCAATGTAGTTTGTTGAAGATGCGCTCGATATTCCAAGAAAAATGTTTCCTGAACTTATAAATGTAAGAGAGTTAGTGAAAGCTCCTTTAAGTTGATCTTTTTCATCTTTATTTGCTACACTTCCAAGTCCTACATTGTCTGCAGTTGTTCCTGCTCGTATGGCAGCAGTTGAATCTGTATTTGCTCCTAATGCACTTGCTGAAACTGTTCCACCGCCTCCTCCGCTTAATACACCACTCGAACTTATTGAAATACTACTATTTGTTAAAGTTGCAATACTTGTTAAACCTGTTCCACCTTTTGATGCTGGTAAAGTATTGCTTCCTATTAAAGTGCCATCAAGTTCAATGGCTCCTGCCGCTATCTTTGCTGCAGTGATTGTATTTGCTGATAGTCTGTCGGCATCAATAGTTCCTGTTGTTATTTTTCCACCGTCAATCGTAGTAGTATTATTATTAATAATATCTGCTGGATCATACCCTGTTATCGCACCACTGCTTCCACTTGTGAATGTTACAAGTCCACTAAATCCAATACCTTGTTGAGACGCTTGGAAAGTCAAATTACTTCCCGATGCTGTGTCTCCGCCTGCTGTATTTTCTTTTGCAACAAAGTATGAATACCAATATTTATTTGCATTTCCTGCTGCAAAGGTTGGTGGAGTTGTTGCCCACCCACTCGTAAGTCCTGAAAAACTATTTGTACTAAAAGTATAACTCGAGGCAGAAGGAGTGGCAGGTGCACTTGATGAACTTGCTTGATGATATACAAAATGCGTAAGAGTCTTTGGACCATCTGCTCCATCTGCTCCTACGACTCCTGCTGTAAGTGAGTATATTATTTCGAAAGTGTAGACAGTTCCTGAACTTGTTATAACTTTTGCAATAATAGTATCTTTTACAACATCTGGTTTAAAACTTTGTTTAAATATAGAAGTTCCAGAGTATGCTCTTGGTACAACTGTATCTAACTCTAGTGAAGTATCAGATGTTATTCTATTGATTCTTGCCATAAAGCGAGTAGAACCCGCAGCTCCAACAATAAATAAATCTCCTACATTATAATCACTCAAGAAAGAAGTACTTGAACCTGTTACAGTTCCTTCTTCGTTTTCGATAGTTACAGTACCTGAAGCACTTGATATGCCTGCATTTGCTGCTCCGACTTCTGCAAAGTATTCAAAATTAAAAGCATTTCCATCAGCATCTTGTGCTGCTGTATCAGTTTTTAGCTCTACTGCTTTTAGATGATCCGAAGTTGCATCTGCATCAAATAATAAGTATGCTTCTGCACTTGCTCCCATTCCTGAAAACGCTTGCTGTGTATTTCCTGTACCTGTGCCAGAGAGTATAAATTCTTCTTCGTTTCTAGAAAAGAAAGTATAAGTAGACGAACTAATTGTTGCGACTCCACTACTTGAATCAATACTAAGTCCTGCATTGAGTGAGCCACCTGGAAATAGTCTTCCGATTTGTGTTGGACTTGGTAATGCTTGTTGATTACCTACCTCAATAGATTTTTGAACAACTGCAGAATTCATTCCTGAAGTATTTATTGTTTTTATTCTTACAGTAAATAGCCCATATCTTGATATTGGTATATCAATAAAATTTGTATCTTTTGTAGCGATTATTTTTTCAAATACAGGTCTAGAATTTACATTGTGTCTAATTTCATAGTGTGATAGATGTTCATAAATAGAGTTAACAGCACTCCCCGAGTTATCTGTTCTTATGCTAGTAGGATGTTGCCATTGGACTCGTAGTATTTTTGGAGTTCCTGTTACTGCTGTATCATCTTCTACATTAGGGTTAACATCTTGCTTTAAAGATAGAGTAAGAGATTTTGGTACAGGAACTTCATCTTGGTAAGAAGGTAGAGATTTAATGTTATTTGCCTCAGGTTCAAGTACATATCCTCTGTCTACTAAATCAAATTTTCTTGAATCATATTTAATCGCAGTAATTGCAAATTTTACAGACTCTTGTTGATTAACTCCTGTTACAACATATTGTTGTGCTGAGCCTGCAAGTAATTCTCCTGAACTATTAAACTCTCTAATCGCCCAGGACATATCTTGAGCTGGAGCACTACTAAAAGCGCTAGACACCTGTACAGCAGTTACTGAGCTGCCCGTACTTGAAATTGTTTTTGTTTCTACTCGACTATTTGGATTCCATGATAATACAAGAGGGTTACCGCTATCATCTACAGCATTTGCTACTTCTGCATCTGTGTCTAACGTTACTAATGAACCTCCGACAGTTGCAGATGGAATATAGTCGCCTCTTGCATAAGATACACTATTAATTGTAGCACTGTCTTGGGCTAAAAATGCTCCTCCTGAAGGAAAAACTACAGATAGCTTGAAAGTATTTCCACTTGATAAGTCTACTGCACTATCAATATTTATAGTAGTAGTAGTATTACTTTCTGAAGTTCTACCACTAAATCGAAGACGATCTCTGTCTCCATCCTGTACAAATATTACATCTCCTGGTTTTAGAAATCCACCGTTTAATCCTGTTTCAAAACTAACTCCTTCTGTTTCAAATATCTCTGAAAGTAAATGCCATTTTCCAAATCTAAATGCTTGTCCTTTTGAAGTACACCCAAAAGCTACTACATCCTTTGATACAACTCTAGAGGTTTCAATAATATTATTTGTGTCCTCTACAACCTCTACTGCTCTCTTATACATTGATTCTGGATCATTCCAAGTAACTCTAATTTGATTACTTCTATATTCTTGTTTTGATGAGGTATATTGAAATTTTCCTCCAATTACATTTGCTTTTGAAAATGTATATACAGGAGTTTGAAACTTATTTTGTGAAAACTGAATCTGTCCATCTAGCCAGTACATCATGCCTCTAAATACACTTGTAACATCTTTTAAAACTTTCAAAGCATCTTTTGCTTGAGATAAATATAAGTTACACGTAAATCTTGGTTCTGTTCCTCCTTGTCCATCACTAACTAATTCATCACAATATTTTGCAATTCTAAATAACTCATATTTATCAATTTCTGAGGAATTTATATATTTTCCAATACCATATCTATCATTAGTTACTAAATCATAGAATACCCAAGCTGGATTATCTGAGTAAACAGGCTCATGATTAACATGAGTTGGAGAGGTAAATGTTTCTTTATCGCCTCTAAAATTACCGTCCCATTGTTGATATGTTCCACCTGAATCTGCACCTGTTGTTACATTTCTGTCATAGTCTGCAAGACTTCTGTTTCCTTCTTGTCGTGGGAAATAATTTGTAGGTACTTGAATAAGTCTTCCTTGTACATGATATCCTCGAACAGGTAAACTACCAAAAGATTGCGCATCAAATATTACTGCTGCATATGCCGAAAGAGGATAAGATAATTTGTCTTCTAATACTGCTTCAATAGATTGTAGAGTACAAGGGTTATTATGATCATAGTCGCCATGCCTTGCATTAGTTGGATTAACTCGTTCGATTTTTACTTGAAAATCTGTAAAAGGTTGAAATTCTTGTAAATCAATAGTAAAAGTTTCAATAAAAGGAGCTTTAGTCTCTGCTTCAACAAAACCAGTATTTTTACCTCCAGCTCTACCATTAAAATTAGAAGTTTTTTTACCGCTTGCTCTACCTTGTATCTGAGCATCTGTTGGTCCAAAAATTAAAGTTTCTGTAAACGAACCATCTCCTGCTCTCTTATAACCTAAGAATATTCGAAGCTCTACATGAGCAGAAGCTTCATCTCCCGAACTTTTTTTGTTTGCAAGCATCAAAGGAAATTTAAAAGTAAGTTTTAATTTATCAATTTCAGATTGATTAGTTATACCCATTGTAGTGGCTGAAATTGTAATAGGAGATGCTGTTGCATTGCCAGATGCTGTAGTATATCCTCCACTATTAACATTACTCTGTGAGCCTGTTAAAGAAGATAGATCGGTTTGTTGTATTTCTGTATTTGCTCCATATACTATTGAGCCACTACCAATTCCTGGAAAATTTTGAAGATACGGTTGACTTCTATATCCATTCATAAATGCATACTGAAAAGAGCCATGATTGTAGATAGGTGCAGAGTTTATATCTGATCTAGGAGTAGTAGTAAAAGCTGTAACATTTGCAACATCTCTAGCATCTGTTCCTCTAGAGGCGATATTAGATATTACTGCTGTTGTAGAATTTGTTATTGATGCTATTTTTCCTACTTTATCTATAGCAGCAGTTACATTTGATACAGAAGCCCCTGCTGGAATATCTACATCTATAGAGGTCGCAGAATTAAACTTTATAATTCTAGCAACAAGAGTGCCTCCGTTTGCTCCAGCTCCAGGAATTCTTATTTTTTCGGACATGCCATCAAGTAATCCACTGATATGAACATCATTTGAATTGAAAAAACTTGAACCTGCTGTTACTCTTGTACTACCTGCAGTTGTACTGATTCCACTTGCTAATTGTTTTTTTGCTCCTACTATAGTTATAAATCTATCGCCATCTGTAGTTGCTAAACCTGTAAACATACTATTAAAGTTATCTACAATAGTTAGTGAGCTTGCTGTAAAAGTTGCATCTTTTGTTTCTGCAATATTATTTTTAACTCCAGTTGATCCGATGGTTGCAGGAGTTTGATTTAAATAAATGGAGTCTGTGCCTGCTACAAGCCCTTTTATAGGTCCTTCAGAAATAAGATCATATATTACTGCTGTTTGATACTCATTGGGACTATTTGTAATATTTGAACTAAAACTACCTTGAGTTAGTCCTCCTGCAGTTGTTCCGCTACCCTGTGTGGCATTTATTATATTTTGTAAAAAACTACTCATTTCTTTTGTCCTGACGCTCCATTTCCGCCTCCACCTGCTTGATTATGTCCATCGGTATCTTGACCGTAGTCTCCCCATGATCCTGGAGGAGATGAATCATCTGGCTCAACAAGTGTATATCCTGTTTGTTCAAAATTTACTCTGTTTGGTATAAAACCAAAATTTGTGATTGCTCCACCTACAATTAGTTCTCCATACAATAAAGGTACAGGAACTCCTTGTTTTGTGTTGTTTTGTGGTCCATCAAATAAATAACTTTCTCCTGCTTCAGAGGGGCTATCGGGAGTAAAATATCCTGTAACACCTGACATCGCTAAACCTGCTCCTAATAATTGCGTACCAGCTGCGGCAATTTCTCCATAAGTTGTTAATTGAGTAGTTGATATTTCAACGGTTCCTCCCCCTGTAGCGGACATGTTAAGAGTTCCTGAAGTTGTTTCTGTAAAAGGTCCTCCTAGATTCATAATAAAATCATATCCATACATAAAGAGTACAATACCTACAATTACTTTAATTACATCACTTGCACCCGCACCAGCAGCTTTTGGAGTAATAACTATAGTATCTTTTGGATGTTCTAGCATTACTGCGAAACCATCCTCAACTAAATCAGCACCATTTAAGATATCAAAATCTATACCTTTTTCTGCACATTTTAGTAAATAAGATTTGAAGCCTTCTGTTTGACACTCAATAAGTTTAAAAATATCACGAAAATTCTTGACATTCATATGCCAGTCAGTGCCAAACTTTTCTCCGAGTTCTCCCATTAACTTAACGTGGGTCATATATTTCTACTCCTTTATCTGGGTATGATACAATTAAATATGGTATCTGCAATGCTTTTGACATATCTTTGTCATGCTTGCTTGGATGACAATTTTGCATATAGTGACTATGGACTATATATTTTATTTTAGAAATTAACTGATACTTGCCTAAAACTTTTCCGTCAATTTCAAATTGATTTTCTTCTGTGGATATATTCTCACAAGGAATATATTTTTCTTCGTTATTTTCCTCAACAATAAGTCCACACATTTCACGAGGTGCTTCGGTAGCTGCCTGAGCAAATATTTCATCGAGAAATTTCATTTGAAACTTTTTGATCCTGGAAAAGCTCCAAAGGGTAACGTTACTGTTGAATTAATTTCGGTTTTTCCTAAAGAGGATGCGCTTGTTATATCAATTGGAGTAAACCCAAAACGCTTTCCACAAGATGTTAATGTTTTTCCACATTCATCTGCTCGTTTCCAAAAATTATTAAATCCTGGAGTATTTCCTGTGTGTGACACAGTAGTTTTCCAGATATAAGTTTTCCCTCCGCTAGTATACGTTACAATATCATTAAGTCTGTCGTCTGTAAAAGCGCTATAAGCTGTGCTTGCAGAATATGCTCCTTGATGCACTCTTACTCTTTCAAATTTTGTATTTGAATCAGAAGGAGTTCCAAGTGCAGATTTTGCTCCTGCTGTTGCTACTTGCCAATACTCATTTATATTTGCACTTGATAATGTTCCATTTGAATTTACTTTTGTTGCTGTTGCAGTTGTCTTAATAAAAGCTTCTACTGCAAAGTTTGTACCACTTGAGGCAGTTGTATAATTTGTAAAACTAGTAGATGCTGGAATTATAGATTCATTGTCTATATTAACATATACTGTAAACTCTACTCCAGTCATTGCTTGCCCATTAATATAGTTATGGGGTATATATTTACTTTCTCTATGCCAACTACATCCTCCACACTTAGCATGCTCTGCTAAGTCAGGACTTGCACCAGTATATTCCCAAGGACACGCATTAGAAATTATTTCTCGAGCAGGAATTTTTACCCCCTGTAAATCATAAGGTGCGACAAGTTCAAAACTAATAAAAGCGGCGTCTCTTGATGTTATTTTAGATATTGTCCAAACTTGTCTTGTAAATTCGATAGGAGTATTGCCTGAACCTGGATCTGAAGATTCACCTTTTAAATATCTTTTTAAAGTTAACCTTCTTATGACTTTTTTACCTACAAGAGAATCAAAATCTGTAGTTCCCATTTGAGTAGCAAAAGCAGTACTAATAAGTGTTACATTTAGCGTAGGTCTAGATATTGCTCCTGTTACTTTTATATCAAATCCATCTGAAGTAATTGGCAAAGCTACATAAGTTCGTAGTGTTGATGGACTGTCATAATCATACATTTGTAAAGTTGAAAGATCATCATCTAGTCCACGAGTTAGATAAGCAAACTGCCCATTAGGTTTCTCAAGTTCAAATAAAGTAACAAGTTCAGATCCTGGCTGTTGTTTTTGTAAGTCTGAATTTATTGTCATGCTTCATAAACCCTTCTAAATGTTGCTCTCAAGCTGTAAAAATTATCATACGACCAAGACTGTGACCAATCTGAGCATATGCATAATATGGTTTCTGTACTTGAACTTTCATTACTATCTTCTAAATTAAATTTAAATTTACTTACTGCCCCAAGACTTTCAAAGAAGGCGACTAAATCATCTATTTCTGCTTTTGGTCGATTTGAAAAAGACACACTCAGTGTTTGATTCAAGTTATTGATTCCATCTGCAATTCTAGATTCATAGCCATCTCCAAAACTTAAAGTATGAGTTTTAGGTGCTGTTCCACGAGTAAATCCTTTATCAGGTTGTACTGGTGCACTGAATCCTGTAATATTTCCGTTATCTGCTTTATATATTCCAAATGCCATAATTTCTTAGAAAGGGCTTAACATGCCGCCTGGTCGTTGTTGTTTTTGAATTTCTGTTTGTACTGCTCCAGCAACTGCTTTACCAAATCTGTACATATCATCCCCGCTACCTTCAGAAGATGTTTCTCCTGTTGTCATATTTACATTTACACTAATATTATTCCCACCTGTAGCGCCTTTCATATCTACAGGAATACTTCTACCATCTGGTAAAGGTACTACTGCTTCATTGTGTTTTCCTTCTCCAACTAAATAGGTTGGTTCTGTTGCAACTCCACCACTACTATAACCTTTCATGACTCCACCTTTTGCCATAGGTATAATTCCACCTTCTGCTAATCCAAATACAGGAAGTGCCATAATTGAAGCCGCTAATTTAGCTGATGCTATTTTTGCCATCTCTTGTACAATAAGAGTAAATAAACTTTTAAATGCTTCTTTTGCAGTTGATGCCCCCATTGCTATATCATAAAACATTTTTTCAATTCCTTGTGCAAATGTTTGTTGTATTTTAAAAGCGTCTGTAGTAGATTTTTCGTAAGCTTTTGCTTGCTGAATTATTACATCTCGTTGTTTTTCTAATAATTCTAATTCTTTCTGAGCATTTAGGAGATCGTCATCTTTTAACTCTCTCATTTTATATCGTTGCTCTACAATTTTATCATTTGCCGCTAATGTTGCTAAATTATTTTGTTTTATTTGTATTTTTTCTCGTGCGAATCGTGCTCCTGCGTCTTTTCTGCCAGATAGCCCTGCTAAATCAGCTTTAAGTCCTTCTCCATCGATTAGTCTTTGTTGGCGATTTTTAAGAATTGAATCAATTGCATTTATTGCAGCTGTTGCTTGTGTACGTACTTCTCCAACAGTTGACCCATCAAGTTTAATACCAAGAATTTTTTCAAAATAAGTAAGATCACTACTAGTTAAAACATCACCTGCAGCTTTGTTTGCTATTTCATCCATGGCTTTTTCCATCGATGCTGCTTCTTGTCCGAAGAATCCTGATCTAAATCCCTTATAGGCATCAGATCGTCGAGTTTCTACGGATTCTTGTATATTTTTTAATCCTTTTAGTGCTTGTCCTGTTGAAGTAATTTTTAAAACAAAAGCACCTAGTGCATCTTGGTCTAAATTAACAACATCTCCAAATGCAGCGAGTTCTGGTATTATCTCTGTTAACCGTTTAAATGATTCACGTACTCCTTTTGCATATTGTTCTTGTTTTTCGGGATCTTGAATTGCCTGTACTTTTGCAATTTCTCCTATAATTCCTGAAGTATTTAGAGCATTTGCTCTAATTTCATCTGCTTTTAATCCTAACGGATTTTTATTTTTGAATCCGTCTACGATTGTGTTTACTTCCGATAGTATTCTTTGTTGTGCATTGAGAGAGTCATTAAATTCCATATTTGCTTGTTTTCCTTCTCTCATATCTTTTACGTACTTCATCATACCTGTTTCACCAACTTTTTCTGCATGAGTTCGTAAATTATCGGCTGTTTCTTCAAAACCTAAAAAGTCCATTACTTTCGCTACTCCACCTAGTATAGATTTATATATTCTATCTATATTAAGTAGTAAGTCCATTATCATTTGTCCAGCAAGAACAAGAAGTCCAATAAATCCAGCTTTACTCATAGCTTTATTTACAAAGGTAACAAAACCTGCTGTTATTGCTCCCATACCTGCCATTACTCCAGTCCATCCTGCTTTTATTCTAGTTCCAAGAGTTCTGAAGGATAATTCAACTCTTTTTACAACCATTTTTGTTTTAGCAAACCAACCTTGACTTTGCATATTCATTTGAGTAAAACTAGTTTGTAAACTTCTAACTACAGCAATATCTTTATTTTTAAATATACCTGTAACAATCTTTCCATGTTTTTGATATTGAGCTTCTGCAGATTTTAATGCTTTATCTAAGTTTGATTTATCCGCTCCTCGCATTTTTCCTGTAGCAGCACGCTGTAATACTGGAGAATCACTTCCTTTTGCAAGTACTTTTGCAGAAGATTGTACGCCTGTTGCACCTGCAGCTCTTGCTGCTTTTACTCCTTGTTTTGTTTGTTCTACTTTTTGTCGATATTCGTCTAAGTCTTGTTTTGCTTTGTCATAACTTGCAGTATGTGTATTTGACCAATTCTGAAGTTTTTCTGTTAATTCTGTTTGTGAAGGTATGACTTGCTTAATAATTGAAGCCGCAAAAAGTCCAATTGCCAAAGCGGCAACTTTTACATTATTACTAAGTACATTTGCAAAGAAATTTGCAATCGGGGCTATTCCTACTTGGAAGTTTTTGATTAAGTCTGAGAATACAATACCTAATCTATTAAAAGCATTAACAGGTACTTTTTCTCCAATCTCTCCAAAGTTTTCTGCTGCTTGTCGTAAGGTTTCATTTAGTACCGCTTGAGATCTTTCGTACGTTGTTAGTTCGTCTGCATTTTTACCTACAAGTCGACCATAATCTTCTGTAGCCTTTTTGAGACGTAACGTAATACCAAGTTCATCTAATAGTTCTGGTTCAGCTTTTGTTGTACCTTGTACGATTCGATTAAAGGTATCTTCAAAGTTTCTACCAAGAGCCTGCGCAGCTCCACGAGAAGCTTTTGCTACTTCTTCAATTTGAGAAGTATTATAACCTTTTGCAATCATAATAGCTGCTGATTCACCCGCTTTTTGTAAATCAATCTGATGTCCAGTAGCTATTTGTAATTTTCTTGCTACAGTATCTAATGCGACACCGGTAGAGGCGGCATAAACTGCTTGAGATTTTTGAAGAGTTTCAAAGTTAGCTGCTTCTTGTAGAGATCTATATACTGCTCCAAGAGCAAATAATGACGCTGCTAGTGTAGCATAGGCAGGCACAAGACCGCCAGAAATGCCTTGCGACATTTTAGAGAAGTTTTTACTAGTATTTGAGGAAGCTTGAGCAGCTCCTTTAAGACGTCTATCTGCAGTATGTGCAGATTTACCAGTTTTATCTAGTTCTTTTGAGGTTTTCTTTGCTTTTTTACCGACAACAGATAGTTGACCATTATCGTCGATTACTAATTTACCTATTACTTTAAAATCTGCCATTTATCTTTTTATATTTGCTGAGTTAATCCCAGTGCCTTTAGCCTTCGATCTACTTTCTGCGGCTTTACGTTTTCTTTCTAAATCTTTATTTATATTTGCTGAATTTCTTGCTTCAATATGTTTCAAGAAAAATACAGTTGTTTTGGAGTCTTTTACATCCCAAATTTTCAATAAAGTTCCTAAGGCGGATAAATCTTTTCCAAAGTACGATCCACTCATACCGTCCCAACGATCTGGTAAAAGGTCATGCAATAAAAAAGCCACCTGAACTTCAAAAGGATAATCTTCCGTAGTTGGTGGCATTTCTTCAGGGTCAGGGTCTGCTCCTGTCTGTTCACACATATCTAAGTAAACATCAAGAGTGACTTGCCCGTCTTTGTATTGTTTGTCTAAGAGACCAAGTATTTGTCTTACTTGGCTCTGGTAAAATTTTCTAAATCACCTGTTACTTCTGTAACCCAAGTGTCGAAATCAGCTGCATTTTTCATCAGCGTTTCAGCGTTTTCTTGAGAAAATAAAAGTTCATCTTCGGGATCTAGACTACTAATGTCCACCAATAGAAGCTCTTCGAGGTAAGAATATTTTAAGCCTTTCCATCCCTTAATTACAGCTTTTACATACTCTACTAAAAACTTATCTTCATCTAATTGTTCATCAAATGCTCTAGTTTTACGATTGAACTTTTGAGATAAACAACGATTTCGTAGTTTTAGCAGTTCTTCCCTTGCCAAGTAGCAAAGGTCGACTGAAAATCCAGCCGTTCCTGGATAATCAACTGAAACTGTTTTGCTTGGAGTTAATAAACTCGCTAGTGATACTGATTTGTTTTCTTGTTCTGTCATTCTGTTTTCCTGGTTAAAAGAGGGAGGGTTTCCCCTCCCACTAAATTAATTATTATGTTACGGTTGGTCCTACAAACTCCATTGTTATTTCGTCTGTTGTATCAACTGAAGTTGGTAAAGCGTGGAAAGTTGTTTCCAAGCTTATAATATCATCAATTGAATGTGTAGGTACTTCCAAGTGACATGTTGGTAATGTCATTGTAACTCTTGGAGTATTACTTGTTCCACCTATTACAAATACTAGATTGAAGTCATTTGTTGTTGTTGAGGTTGACTCAAGAATGTCTTCAAATAAATCCGCACTTGAGGCGCCACTTGCAGGAGTATTCAAGTAACAAGTAAAATTACCTGATACAGAACGAGTTCCTGTAACGTGCCCTAAAGGTTGATTCACAATTCCTAGTGTTTCTGGTGTTAAGAAAGTCATA